ACGTAAGGATGTTGATGGTGTTGAAAAGAAAGCTGGTGAAAAAGGTGGTCATTACAAAGATTACGAAAAAGAGGAAACTAAAGAAGCTGCTAGAACATTAGGTAATGGAACTAGAAATTACGCTCAAAGAAAAGGTTTACCTAAAATGAAAGTAATTCCGAATCAAGCTCTTGCTGAAGAGGTTGAAAGATTGAGAGAAAAAAATGAAGAATACAGAAAAGCTCTTAATATCTTCAGAGATAAATTAAATGAAGTTGCGGTATTTAATTCAAACTTGGCTTACGCTACAAGATTGTTTACTGAACATACTACAACTAAACAAGAAAAAATTAATATCTTAAGAAGATTTGATGATGTTGAATCATTAAAAGAGTCTAAAACTTTATATTCATCAATTAAAGGAGAATTAAACACAACAAGTAGTACTCAAAGTGTTGTAACAGAATCTATTGAAAAAATTGGAAAATCTCCAGCATCAGGTTCTTCACAAAACTTAATTGAGTCAAAAACGTATGAAAATCCACAATTCTTAAGAATGAAGGATATTATGCAAAAAATACAAAAATAAAAATAAATAAAACTTAAAAACAAAAAAAAATACTAAAATGGGTGCATTATTAGAAAGCGGTCTTGTTGGTAACATTGGTTTGAAACACCTTAAAGTTATCAAAGAAGACACAATCAACAAATGGGATAAACTTGGCTTTTTAGAAGGTCTAAAAGGTCACATGAAAGAAAACGTGGCTCAGTTGTATGAAAACCAAGCTTCACACTTAATTAACGAAGCTTCTTCAACTTCTGATTCAGGTTCTTTTGAAACGGTTGTTTTCCCAATCGTGAGAAGAGTATTCTCTAAATTATTAGCTAACGACATCGTGTCTGTACAAGCAATGAACTTACCAATCGGTAAATTGTTCTACTTCGTACCTAAAATTCAAGGTTATTCTGGTGGTACATCAACAGATGGTCTATTTGGAAATAGTGGTACACACTACGCTCCTATTGGTTCTCCTGGAAACTATCCTGGTAATCCAGATGCTGGTTACAATTCAGGAACAGGTGACTTCAACCCTATTTACAATAAGGATTTATATGACTTATTCTACGAAGGTAACGAAGCTGGATTAAATCCTCCTGGTTTGTTTGACTATTCAAAAGGTCAGTGGACAGCAGTAACTGCTTCAACTGTAACTTACGCTTGGTCTAACGCTGGTTATTTATTACCTGCAGCATACGGTACAGATAATTACAGAAAAGTAATTATTGTTATGAGTGGTTTCTCTAACGCTGGTGCTGGTCAATTGATTGGTCCTAATGGTAATACTATGGATACTGAAGAATTCATATCAGGTTTGAACATCTTAGGTGTTTCTACTAACGGAACAACTTCAGCTAACACAAGTAACCCTTACTTATTCAGAGTTGTAACTCAAAGATATGGTAAAGGTATTGTTCAGTATGGTAGTAATGTTACAGTTAATTATCCTAATGGTCCTTCTCCTTACAACGCTAACTCAGGTGGTTCTTTCTACAACGTATGTGATGCTAATGGTTTCATATTCTTAGAAATTGATTTACAAGTACCAGTTTGTATTACTTGTGGTGATTCATCTATGGACGGTTACACAGGTTCTACATTCTCATCTAACACGAGTTCAAATAATGCATTCTTAGCAGTTTACAGATTGTATAAAGAGTTGGAATTTGAAGACCAAATCGGTGAAGTTTCTTTTGACCTTGAGTCAGTAACTGTTTCTGTTACAGAAAGAAAATTGAGAGCACAATGGTCTCCTGAATTAGCTCAAGACGTTGCGGCATTCCACAACATTGATGCTGAGGCTGAATTAACAGCATTATTATCTGAGCAAGTTGCTGCAGAAATTGATAGAGAAATCTTGAGAGATTTGAGAAAAGGTGCAGCTTGGAACTTGAGATGGGATTACAACGGTTGGAAGAGACTATCTTCTGCTGGTACAACTCCTTACACTCAAAAAGATTGGAACCAAACTTTGATTACAGCAATTAACCAATTGTCTGCTCAAATTCACAAATCAACTTTAAGAGGTGGTGCTAACTGGATTGTTGTATCTTCTGAAGTATCTGCTATCTTTGATGACTTGGAATACTTCCACGTATCAAATGCAGCTCCTGAGCAAGACCAATACAACATGGGTATTGAAAGAGTTGGTACATTGTCAGGAAGATACCAAGTGTATCGTGACCCTTACTTCCCAGCTAACCAAGTGTTAATCGGACACAAAGGTACTAGCTTGTTGGATACAGGGTACATCTACGCTCCATATGTTCCTTTACAGTTGACTCCAACTATGTATAACCCATTCAACTTCACACCTATCAAGGGTATCATGACAAGATACGCTAAGAAAATGGTTAACAACCGTTTCTATGGTAGAGTAACAGTTGATGGTGTAAGAACATTCAACTTACAAGAATTAAGATAATTTATCTTAAAACTTATAAAAAAAGGGAACTTCGGTTCCCTTTTTTGTTTTACGTGGTATTTATATGTATAAAAAAAATAATTAAATTATGGCCTGTAAAAAATCAACAATAACAAATACTTCAGAAAGTATTAAAGTAATATCATACACAAGATGTGATGATAATTTTGTATTTAATAATTACGAAATTCAAGGAAACGAAACCGTAAACATTTGGTATGTTGATGGTACATATAAAACTGCGTTTTCAAATTTAACAATAGATTCTACAATTGAATGGCCACCAGTTACTCAAACACCAAGCAATACCGCAACTCCTTCAGTAACTCCAAGTGTAACTCCAACAAATACAGTAACACCAAGTGTAACCACAACTAATACATCAACACCTACGGTTACTCCAAGTGTAACCACAACTAATACATCAACACCTACGGTTACTCCAACAAAAACACCTACACCCACACCATCAAGACCTTAAGAATTTATAACTCTTAAAGACTTTGAAACTGCTTCGGTTTCTTCCATTGTAAATGCGCCTCTAACGTGGCAAGCGATTAATGCTTGTCTTATACAATATATCGCTTGTTCTTCATTCATACCATCAATAAGTGAATTTAATTGTTCATTTGAGGTGTAATGTATTGTATCAAAAAGAGAACCAATAATTTCTTGTGTTTTTTTTGACATTTCTTCAGTATTTTCAGTATTTTCCATATGGTTTTATATTTATGTTAAGTATCGTAATTTTTTTCACAAAAACAACATGGAACAACAATTAAATGAAGATTTGGCAGTATGGTTTGGCAAAAAAAAGGCGCCAAAAGGAAGTAGTCAGCCTAAAGGGCCGTGGGTTAATATTTGTAGGAAAGATAAAAATGGAAAACATCCACCTTGTGGTCGTTCTGACACTGATAAAGGCGCTTATCCAAAGTGTCGAGCAACAGGTGTTGCGGGTAAAATGAGCGATTCCGCAAAACAAAATGCTTGTAGACAAAAAAGAGAAGCCGAAAAAAAAGATACTCAATCAGGTAAAGGTCAAAAACCAATAATGACCTCTTATAAACCCAAAAAGAAAAATACTAATGAAGGTATGAGACAATTTATTAAGTCCATCCTCAACGAACAGGTCAGAAAAAACAAAATGATAGACCTTGGAGAAATGGTTGAATCGCAATATGCTAAAGATTTAAAAGAAGCTCGTAAAATTGCACAACAACATTTAAATGAAAACCCAAGATATTATTGTGTATTATACAGAATAGGACTAATTGAAGAAGGACAAACAGAAAAAATCGCTAAGGAAGTTTGTCCATCAAACTAATGTTTGTAATATATTCTTAAGAGAATGTTTGATATTGGAAGTAATTTCTTCTTCCATTTTTAATCTTTGACTTTCTAAAACTTCATTAAAGTGATTTGTTATTTCAATTTTTGATTTGTCTTGAATTACAACCGTATATGAATATTTGTGATTAATTACATTAACTGTATTACCTTCAATTGTAATAAAAATAGAATTTGCAGGATTGTGTATGTATTTTTTATTTGAAAGTGGTGTCATCAATAATTGAGTATCGGGTTTATCAATCAATTTTTTACAAATTGATAAACAATCCAACTCGTATTTTGACCTGTGACCACGTTCGTAGTCCATTTTTCTTGCAGAATCAATGTACATTCGTTGAATCCACCTTTTGAATATGTGTTTGTATTCTTTCATTTTAATATGGATTCAAAGATAATAATTTTTTTTTGAATTAACAATAGGCACCTGAACAATGTTTTTTTCCGTCTAAACCTGGCATCCTACCTTTACACACTTGAACGGCATAACCATTCGCATATGCCGAAGGGTAAACATCATATTTTGCTTTAGCCGCAGCTTTACCACGAACACATAATTTTGTTCCCGTTTTTTTCTTACCTTCCATCATATTAGGTTCAACCTCCATTGTTTCGTCTTCGCCCCCATTGATTTCATTCATTAAAAAATCAAAGACTTGGTCCATATTGTTTTTTGCTTCAGAAATGTGGTCTTGAGCCCAGTCATGACCATTGTCAAGAATACTTTCAATTTGTGATTCATCTAAATCTAACAACATTTCACATTGTCTTTTCATTTGTTCTAAATTAGAGAAGAACATATATCTTTCATTTTTTTGTTCTTGTAATACTTTTCTTACAAGGTCTTGAATCATAGATTCGTTAAGTCTAACTATTTTTTTCATTTTTTGTTTACGATTTGGAACATTAATTCTTTTTGATAAGTATCTCGTTCTCCGCTAGTATTCACTTTTATATCAACATAATATTGATTTGGTATTTTATCTCTTGTATCAAACATAAAGTAGTATTCGTTGGGTGTTCTATTAATTGGTGTCCAATCTTGAACTTGTACTTCGGTATTACCTTCTCTAACATATACTCTATAAAATGTGTCAATACTATTTAAAACAACCTGACTTGTGTAAGCTTGTTTAATAGTTACCATCACTTTACGAATGTCGGTGTTAAGTATTTTTTCATTTTGTTTAATACCACTAAAATCAAAACCATAAAGGATTGGGTCTTTAGATTGAACACCAATTTGATATGCAGAAGATGTTGGTAATAAAACAAAATCATTTTCAATGTCAGATAAATTATTACCATCAATAACAATATTAGTCCATTTATCCGTGAATTGACATGGTGTATAATATCCATTCAATGGTGGTACTACAACTTCATACACACCTTTTGTACGTAAACAAGTAGTTAGACCAGTATAACCTGAAATAGGTTCACCATCAGGATTTAAAATATCAACAACAGGATTTTGGTCCAAATTTACAAAGTCACCATTTTGATAAACATACAAATATAACTGATTTGTTCTGTTCTGTGCAAAAGTGTTTCTATCATCCTTAATAATATCATCGTATGTGGTTTGTAAGAAGGGCTGGTAGAACGTTTGGGTGTGACGGGTAAAGAACCCCACAGAATAAGTTTCAGTCAATCCTGAGATGTTTTCTACCTCGGGAACATATGCAATACCCCAACCTGTAACACCTGTAATACTACCGTTTAAAATACCATTGATTTCACTTGTCATATTAAAGTTAATATCTTCATTTCCAAACTCAAAATGTTGGGTATCAACAATTGTTAAAGCCGAATAATTTAATCCTGAAAGTGATGTTGTTGGTATTGTATTGGTGTTGTTATATAAACCTGGATATGACCAATTATTAATGGTAGTTGTTTGGAACCAGTTTGATGGTCTTTCACTAAATGGTACGTTATCTGAGAATTGACCCACTACAGGTTGGTATGTATAATCAAAACCAACACCTTCATCCCAATCTTGGGGAATACCTGTGGTTCCTGAATATTTAGGTATTCTAAATAATATTAAATCAAAAGATGTTGCTCTACGAGAACCATCAGTTGTTGTTGTATTTAGTAAATCAATATCAAACGCTGATGTATTTGTCATGTTTAATACATGAGTCATTCCTGATGTACAACCTGTTGAAATTGTGCTTGCGGTAATACCTTCTCTTAAATCTGCTAAATCCAAATCAAAAAGAAATCTTGTAAACCCTCTTGGTGCAAAAGTGGCTAAATCACCCCCAAAATAAAGTTGTGTAATTGGGTTTCTACCCGTATTAACTACACTGTTTAATTGGATTGTGTTG